CCAAATCGTTCCGCCCGTACGTTTTACTGTCTCAGCTCGTTTTCTTTTTGATTTCTCAGAAACAGTTTGCATTTTAAGATCTTGCCCGTATAGGTTTCTATACTCACTACTAATCATGTCATGACATTTCTTAAGATGTTGATGTAACTGTTTTCCTTTGTGCCCACAAATTTTACATATTAACATTATGAATCCTATTTGCTATAAATATATAACAATCGTATTTTTTATGTAGATTTGCCACTATCTGATGCTAATGATATTAGTCTTTCAACTTGGTATGCATATAACACAATTCCTTCATCAACTTCAAACTGTTCCCATGGGTCAATCCATAACACGACCTTTTTATTTGGATCGAGCTTACTAGAGACTTCTATACCAATCTGTTCATATTCAATATCAATTAAGGTATTAGGTCCGACACACTTACCTATACCAGCCGGGGCAACCATTACGCCTAGTTCCCCTTTGCCTAGGCCGCCTGAAGTCAAATCATTGATAACTTCCCAAGGAGTTTCTAACGGGTATCTTACCGACTCGCTATAACGCTCTTCCATAGACGATAAATAGTCGTGTCCGATCTCTTCATCAGCTCCGGCTTTCATTGCATCATCAACTGCAACTTTAATACCGTCATAGTTGCCATCCTTAAGCATCTCAACCGACTTAAGGATTGCCTTCTTAATTTCTTGATTCTTGCAAAAGTCTAACGCCTTATCTTTGATATATTCTAGGTCGTTAGAATCTGTATACTTCCATGCATCGCGTAGATGTGATACAACTGATTCTTTTAGTACGTCATTATCTTCATTGTCTAATTGGACTTTCAGTACGTCTAGTGAGGGGCTATCTCTATATTCTTTCTGGTACTCTAATATCGTATTAACTATCCACTGGTTCGCTTCTGACTCAAAATATTTTGGTTCTAGAATATCCGATATACGTTGTAGAAATGTCTTACTTGTTAATAACGATGTAATTACCTTGACCTGAAAGCTATAGCCAAATGCGCTTAATCGATCTGTCATACATCAATATAATGATTTTTTTGTTAATATCAAATAGATGCGTAAGAATTTAATGTACTAAATGAATCACGCATCCAACTATCCAAATCTTTGATAGCCGTATAAAGCTTATCTGCCATGAACCGTTTCTTGAATTCATATGCATTAAGAGATTGAATATCTCTAAGTACTATATCTCTAGCAATTGATTTAGATCGACCGTCAATATTAACCGACTTCAACTGCATTAACTCATAGTTCAGTTCTAGCAACTCTCTATTCTCTGAAATGATTGAATGTACTTTATACTTTTGCTCTGCCTGTTCTGCCAGTTCTATTAATGTATCTACGTCCAATTCATTAGGACCTGCTATCTCTGGGAACCTTTTTATCAGAGTCTTAATTCCTACACCTTTAAGACCTGGAATGTTATCAGAAGGGTCGCCGGCTATCGTTCTATACAGTAAGTAGTTATTAGAAGGAAAACCAAATTCCTCTTTCATAACCGCCGGAGTATACAGAACCTTTTTTACTGGCGACCATACATTGATACGATCGTCTACTAACTGTAAAAAGTCTCTATCAGTACTACTAATCGTAATTCTCTGGTCAGGTTGATTATAAATATCAGTTGCAATATAAGCAACAATATCATCTGCCTCTACATTATCTATTGCCAATAACGTTAATGGCAGGTCGTTAAGGTATTGTATCATACGCCCATATTGACGTTTCATACTTTCCTTTTCATCGGTCAGTGAAGCGAATTCTTGATATCGATTGAATGCTGTCTTGTTAGCTCTATTTGCTTTGTAGTCTGGATAAATATCCTTTCTACGCCGGGAGCCGCCTTTGCCGTCAAACACGACAATACACCGAGTGGGCTTAACTTGTCTAATTAAAGCAGCCAATGATTTCAAGAATCCAACTACACCTCCTACGTGGTCTCCGTCATCATTAAGAGCAGGCACGGCCGAAAATACTCGAATGAATAAATTTAGTCCATCTACAATTAGTACATGGCTATTTTTATCAGAAGTAATTCCATGGTCGCGCTCCTGCTCTACCTGATTGAATATTTCTCGTAACCGATCGTTCATTGATTAGCTTTCTTCGCCTGCAAACTCTTCATCAATCTCAATATCATCAATTCCGATTTCTTCACCTGGCTTATATTTTAAAATCCAGGCTTTGCATATTACATTATATATCTCTTGTTTTAGTGTCGGGTCATCTTCCAGCTTTTTCTGGAAGTCCTTTGAAAGGAACTTAACCTTCGTACCATCACTTCTCGTAAACGTGTACCATGCTCCGGTAGATAAAACTAGCTTGAATTGCTTCAATACATTAAGCCATCCGCCATAATTATCAATTCCAGACTCAAAGTAAATATCATAGTCGACGCTCTTTAATGGAGGGCCCATCCTATTCTTAATTACTTGACATCTAGTCTTGATTCCTATAACCTGATCTACCCCGTCTTTTTTAACTTTAATCTGTCCTACCGACTTGAGTCGAAGACGGACTGAAGCATGGAATGGGATAGCCTTTCCTCCACTTGTCGTATATGGATCTCCAAAACTAACACCTAGTCTTGTACGTAACTGGTTCGTAAAGATTAGACATATCTTCTCACGTCCTATCATATTGGTAAGCTTACGCATACCTTTTGAAAGGATGATTGCTTTACTCGTTGCATAACCGTCCTTGTCAAATTCTTTAGCCATCTCAATTTTTGTAGAGGCGCCCATAACAGAATCAACAACAATTGTTACTAGTCTATCTTTATTTGATTTTCGAACTGATTCAGTAATACTCTCAATGGCTTCGAATATATCTTCAACTGTTTCTAGCGGGACATATAACATCTTTGAAAGATCAAGCCCGATTGCTTCTAGAAATTCTCTACTTACTGCATTCTCTGTATCAATATACACTGCCAGTCCTCCTTCTTTCTGTGTATTTGCTAGGGCATGGGCCGCTAACAAAGACTTTCCAGAAGCTTCAAGTCCAGTTATCTCAGTAATACGTCCTACCGGAAACCCTCCATCGGGACGGTTTGATACTGCAAGATCAAGCATTGAAGAACCTGAACCTACCCATCCTTTTACTTCTGATGGTGAAGTGTTATCCTGTGCTAAAAAATATGCTGTCTGATACCCAGTTCCTTTAAACTTTGTATTAAGCGATTTAGCTAACTCAGAGGCCAGTTCGTCCTCTTGTTCTTTTTTTGATCTTGACATATACTATCTTGATTAATCGTTGAATAAGTCGTCAAATGCCTTACCTACATCCGATACCTTACTAACACTGTCAGCTGGTTCTTCTTTTGCGGCAGGCTCTTCAGACGTTGCGTTATCTGTCGCAGAATCATCAGCTTCCGGATCCAGCCAGTTTTCGAGAGCTTCTTTGAGTTCATCATAAGTAGGCTCTTTGAAAATCTCTGAGAGGTCTTGCTGATTTTTAGCTACCGCTTCAAGGACATTTCTATCATCTGTCATCGGGGTAACTTTCGGCTTAACACGAATCTTGGTACTTGGGTATGACCCAGGACCGGAAGAAGGTGTAAATTCTACGACTATATCACGTCCGGATTTCGGATCTGTGATATCACCATAATCTGGATCTGCTATAAATCCTAGCAATTCCTGATATACAGTCTTACCAAATCCCCAGAACTTGACTCCTTCTGATTCTTCTCCACGTACCAAGATTGGAACATATGTTCTCATCTTCGGTTCCATCTTTCTGCCTAGCTTCCATTCATCTGAGTTTCCGGATGATTTAAGCTTCTCACAGAATTCAACTACAGGGTCATCCTTGCCATACGTTATCGGAGAAAGATAATTTTTCTTTCCTAGATCGTAATGGAAATAAAGTTCTCTGAAAGGGTTTGATGTATCATACTGGTAAGGAACGATTCGAATTATCTGTTCTCCAGCTGATGGTTTCCATAGATTATTTCTACGGGAATTGGTTGTGTTTAGTTCATTAAGCTTCTGCTTAATTGCGTTTAAATCTATTGCCATTGTACTTTCTAATTTTTAATGGGTTATTCTTAATTGTTAATGTAATAACTTTCTTACAATAATCCTAATGAACCATCGAAAAAGTTACGAAAAAGTTTTTAATTGTTAATTGACAATTGTCTTAATATAAATATGCGTCACAAATCGATCCTATTCACTAATTTCAAATAAATGTGCCTCAAATCTTCTCCATTAGTTAATAGTAATGAATTCTTGTATACTTCCCAGTTAATTATAAACGTTTTATCTAATATGCCATTATTTGCTCTTCTAATTATAGTATTCAAAGCATTGACAGTATATAACGTGTTAGTATCTTTTTTACGGTGGATTGAAATAGTATTCTGAGTCCTTTTTGTTGCTGACGGCTCTACATTATATGTTACATATAGTTCAGCTGGGACATCCCTATTAGCAAATACAAATAACCTATCCTCTGATACGATATATGCATTACTAATGTAATCAATTATTAACTCTAAATCACTACTGTGCGCAAATGTGCATAACAATTGGGTTCTCACTATTCATCTCCACGAATATTTTTTACATAGCTTTCAATTGTACTCCTACAACTGAATCTTGTGCCGTTGCCTTCGGTTTTGTATTTCCAGCATCAATGTTAAATTTTGACTCAAAGATGTCCACTAATTCATTGAATGAACTATCTTTATTAATTATCAAGTAATCTTTTTGGTGATTCAATACCATAAATGAATCCCATGGTTCAGCATCCGCATAATAACGAAATTCGATAGCGGCTAGCCTAGGCAGTAACTTGGAAGCGTCGATAGTCCCATCATTACGAATACTATCATTAAATACTTCGGCTTTCAAATCTCCAGAATATCCTTTATACATGCCGTTAAATGCATCTGCATATAATGTACGAACGTTATCAGCTGTCAGCTTTTTACTACCTACCAAATCTTTAAAGTATTCATCTGATAATGATTCCTTGCCTGACTTGTAGTACAACTGCATAAGATTACTACCGGATTTATAATCTATGAATCCAGCTGGTAAATTACTTCCATATGCTGTTTCAATATGTTGAAATATCTTCTGAGCTACATCATAACCTATCCCGTAGCCAGACTGTCCTCTCATTCTAAATCCAGAACGTTTCGTCTGAGTTGATTTAAGTTCAATTTCAATATTGCCAGCTCCTACATCTCCTTTAGATGGTACGTGGCCGCCACGTAATATAACACGCAGCATATTTTCTCCAGCGCCTACATTAACTCCTCCTACTGCAGGACGGTAATTATATAGCCAATCTGCATATTCATTACTAAAACCTACCTTATCAATAAACGTTTGTAGATTTCCTTCTACGCCTAGATCTTCATATGGTATGCCTGTAGCATCACTCGTTACAAGGCTTTGTAGTTCTTGGTAACTATCAAACTCAACAGCCTTATCAAATAACATACGCGATGTCTTTGAATCGAACCGACGACCTTCCAGGCTTTTAATAACACTGGTCTGAGCAGTCGCGCTGTCAATAAGTCTCGAAATATATGATATTAGCTTGTCAGGTAAGGTAGTATCTCGTATTACATTGATCAGATCATCCTTTGTATAACCTTCTGTCAATAACGTATTAGAAGGCGGTTCATCTTCTTCAATTAGTTGCTCATAAATCAAACTTTCAGCAATTACTGTACTATCATCTTTAGCAATTTCTTCTACCGTAGTATCAGTAGGTTCCCGATCCACTGTGATATTGAATTCTGTCAATACCTCTTGTAATACGGCCAACTCTGCTT